ATACAACCCGGATCCGGATTATCTCTGGAAGGGTCGCGGCATGACGATCGCTCTCCGCGATCTCGCCACTAACCTGAAGCAGGCCCAGAAAACGGAGAACGCGTTCATGGCTTCGGAGTGGAAGCCCTCGATTATCGTGAAGGTCGACGCTCTGACGGACGAATTCTCCAGCCCTGAGGGTCGTGACAAGCTGCTGGAGTCCTACGTCAAGCCGTCCAGGACCGGCGAGCCGTGGCTGATCCCCGCGGAGCAGTTCCAGGTGGAGCAGGTCCGACCGTTGAGTCTCGCCGATCTGGCGATCCGTGACACAGTGGAGCTGGACAAGCGGACGGTCGCTTCGGTGCTGGGCGTGCCGGCGTTCCTCCTGGGCGTGGGCGAGTACTCGCAGGCCGAATGGAATAATTTCGTCCAGACGAAGATCAGGGCGATCGCGCTGAACATCCAGCAGGAGATGACCCGGGTGCTGATCACCAGCCCCAAGTGGTATCTGATGCTCAACATCTGGAGCTTGTTGGACTACGACCTGCAGGCGACGTCGAACATCCTGCTGGCCGGCGCTGATCGCGGGTACGTGAACGGCGATGAATGGCGTGATCGGATGCACATGGCCCCGGCTGGGCTGAAAGAGTTCAAGATCCTCGAGAACTACATACCTTGGGATGCATCAGGGGATCAGAAAAAGCTGGTGCAGGACGAATGACACCGACGCTATCATGCCCGCACGCGGAGTACCGCGACGGAATGCGGATCTACTGCAATAAGGCTGACGCCTACTGTGGCAATCAATACTTTAAGACCTGCAAGGGCTGGTGGGCGCTGACCGATACGGCTGGGCGCTGTCCAGTGAGGAAGGATGATCAGAATGAGACAACTCCGAACGGTGGCGACTGAGTTTACCACCAGAGAAGACGGCGAGCGGCCGCACATCGAAGGCTATTTTGCCGTTTTCAATTCCAACTACGAAATCGCACCAGACATGAGCGAGAGCATCAAATCCGGTGCTTTTTCCCGGACCCTCCCTGGGTCGGACGTCCGGGCACTGACAAATCACGACACCACTTTGGTCCTCGGCCGCACGAAGGCGGGAACGCTGACGCTGCGGGAGGATGAGCGCGGTCTGTGGGGCGACGTCACCATCAATCCGAACGATGGGGACGCTATGAACCTATACGAGCGCGTCAAGAGGGGCGACGTGGATCAGTGCTCTTTCGGATTTGAGATCGTCAGCGAGGAAACCGATTTCCGCGACGACGGCTCTGTCCACTGGACGATCACCGACGTGAACCTCTACGAGGTGTCCGTGTGTACTTTTCCGGCCTATGAGGCCACGAGCGTGTCTGCGCGATCTGCGCAGAAGGCTGACCTTGAGTCCAGGCGTCTGGCTGCCTGGAAAGAACGTATGAGAGGGGTGCTGAAACATGGCGCTGAAAGCCCTGCTGCTGAAGAAGCAGATTGACAACAAAAAGAAAACCCTCGAGGACCTGCGAGCCAAGAACGCAGAGTTTGAAACCCGCGAGGCGGAGCTGGCTAACGCTATCGACGAAGTCGAGAACGACGAGCAGCGCGCCCAGGTCGAGGAGATGGTAACGGCCTATGATACCGAAAAGGCTGACCACGACAAAGCTCTGTCCGATCTCGAGCGTGAGATCGAGGATCTGGAGACTGCTCTGGCCGCCGAGGAGGCAGCCCAGAATACTGATCCCGTGCCGGCAGCTGATCCCGCTCCGGCTGAGGAAGCAAGAAAGGATGAATCGAATATGATTACCCGTGAGAAGATCCCCGGCATGACGATCCGCGATCGTCTGGCCACCATCGTCACCCGCGACGAGGTCAAGGCCTACCTGGACGAGGTGCGCACCGCGATCCGCGAGAAGCGCGCGATCACCAACGTCGGTCTGACCATTCCCGAGGTCCTGCTGGGCCTGCTGCGCGAGAATGTGATCAACTACTCCAAGCTGTATCGTCACGTGAGCGTCCGCCCCGTGAGCGGCACCGCGCGCCTGCTGATCATGGGCGCCGTGCCCGAGGCTGTCTGGACTGACTGCTGCGCGAACCTGAACGAACTGACCCTGGGCTTCAATGATCTGGAGATGGACTGCTACAAGGTTGGCGGCTTCTTTGCGATCTGCAACGCCACTCTGGAGGACTCCGACATCAACCTGTCCGCCGAGCTGCTGTCTGCTCTCGGCCAGGCGATCGGCATCGCGCTGGACCGTGCGATTCTGTACGGCCGCAACACTGACGACACCCAGAAGATGCCCATGGGCATCGTGACCCGTCTGGCCCAGACCTCCAAGCCTGCCGGCTATCCTGCTACCGGCCGAGCCTGGGAGGATCTGCACACCTCCAACATCAAGACGCTGAACGCCACCGGCCTGAACCTGTTCCAGGGCATCCAGGCGGCGCTGGCTTCCGCGAAGGGCAAGTATTCCCGCGGCGAGCTGGTCCACGTGATGAACGAGGCGACCTACAGCTACCTGGTCGGCCAGGCCATGAGCATCAACGCCAACGGCGCGATCGTGACCGGCCTGAGCGGCGTCATGCCGGTGACCGGCGGCATCATCGAGGTGCTGTCCATCGTTCCGGATAACGTCATCATCTCCGGCTACTTCGATCTGTACGTCCTGGCCGAGCGCGCCGGGCAGCAGTTCGCGACCTCCGAGCACGTCCGGTTCCTCCAGGATCAGACCGTGATCAAGGGCACCGCCCGCTATGACGGCGCGCCTGCCATCGCTGAGGCGTTCGTGGCTATCGGCGTGCAGAACACCACGCCCGACGCCACCACCGGCGTCACCTTCGCGGCTGACGAGGCCAACAGCGTCAAGAGCATCGCTCTGAATACTTCCACCGCGAGCCTGGTCGTGTCTAACACCGTGCAGCTGTTCGCCATCACCGGTCCCGGCTCCGGCACTGTGACTTGGGCGTCTGCTACCACCAGCAAGGCCACCGTTGACAACAACGGCGTCGTCACCGGCGTGGGCTCCGGTTCCTCCGTGATCACGGCGACCTGCAACGGTCTGACCGCCAGCTGCACCGTGACCGTTACGTCCACCTGATGCAGATTGGAGGCGAGATAAATGGGGACCCTCTTGACGATGCTCAAAGTCGATTTGGGCATTAGCACGACGACGGCCTACGACAGCCGGCTGTCTCAGTATCTCGCCTCCGCTGTAGCCGCTATCAAGCAGGAAGGCGCCACGACGATCAGTGTTGACGATCCTCTGGACGGGCAGCTGATCGTCATGTATGCCGCGTGGCTATGGCGGCGGCGTGACTCGATGGAAGGTATGCCGCGCATGTTGCGCTGGCAACTCAACAATAGGATAATGGCTGAAAAAGCCCAGTGAAATCAGGAGGTGCAGCAGATGAAATTTTTGATCGCAATTCCATGTATGGACACGGTTTACACGAGCTTTTTTTCCGCAATGATGAACCTCCGCAAGCCGGAGAACACGGAGATCAGCGTCTGCTGCTCTTCCCTGATCTACGACGCGCGGAACATCCTGGCTAAGAAGGCAATCGACGCCGGCTTTACTCATATCCTCTGGCTGGACTCTGACATGACGTTCGAGCCCGACATGATGGAGCGATTCGTGGCGGATATCGAGGAGGGCCGGGATTTCGTCGCGGGCTTATTTTTCAAGCGCAAGCCGCCGGTCAAGCCGTGTATCTATACCGGATGCGGCCTGAAGCGGGACGAGAACGGGAATAACGTGCCGTTTGCCGTGAACTATATGGATTATCCGAAGGATCAGGTTTTCGAGATCGCTGCTGCCGGTTTCGGCGCGGTGATGATGTCCACGGCGATGATCGAGAAGGTGCACGAGCATTTCGGCCTGCCGTTCTCTCCGGCTGCAGGTTTCGGCGAGGACCTGTCGTTCTGCGTGCGCGCGAAGGAGCTGGGTTATCCGCTGTATTGTGACAGCCGGATCAAGGTCGGACACACCGCGATGCTGACCGTCAGCGAGGATAACTGGGAGGCGGCGCTGTAATGGATGGCGTGATCACGTTTTACTCCCAAACCCAAACGCAGGATGCGAACGGCGTTTGGCAGCGAGGCTCCGAAACCAGCCGGGAAGTATTCTGTCAGGTGGACAGCGTGAGCCGCTCTGAGTTTTTCGCCGGCGGTCAGACCGGGCTCCGTCCGGAGTACCGGTTCACGGTTTTCCATGGCGAATACAACGGTGAGAAGGAGTGCGTCTACAACGGTGCGCGCTACGCGATTTATCGCTCCTACCATGTGCCGGACACCGATTATCTGGAATTGTACGCGGAGCGTCGTCCTGGCGTCATCTCGCCTACGGTGACCACGACATCGACTACGGTGACCTCGACATCGACGGAACCGGGTGATGCGGATGGCTAAAGCGACTCCAATTGCTAAGCTGGCTGATGAGGTAAACAAGATCCTCGAGGATTACGACGGGGAGCTCGAGAAGAACCTGGACGAGATCACGCAGAGGGTCGCCAAGGCCGGCGTCACTACGCTGCGCAAGCAGGCGAAGTCGATGTTTGGTGGCTCCGGCGAGTATGCTAAGGGCTGGAAGTCCTACACGATCCAGAATCGACTCGGGAACAGCGTCGTGATCTATAACGAGCATCCGGGACTGCCCCATCTGCTGGAGCATGGCCATGCCAAGCGCGACGGTGGCCGAGTGGAGGGCCGGGAGCATATCGCTCCGGTCGAGGATTACATCATCGAACGATATGAACGGGAGGTGGCCGAGAAACTATGACCACGAAGGAAGTCGCCGACATGATCGCAGAGACTGGGCTGCCGTATGCCTATTACCAGTTCGACCCTGATCCTAACAACCCACCGCCGGATCCTCCGTTCATTTGTTTTTACTATCCCTACGATAACGACGTAAAAGCGGATGACATCAACTATGCCCGGATCAATCACCTGATCGTCGAGCTGTACACCGACAACAAAGATTTCACCGTAGAGGGCACCGTCGAGGCGGTGCTTTTGTCGTATGCTCTGCCGTTTCGGAAAACGGAGGCATATGTCGATACGGAGAAGATGTATCAAATAACCTACGAGATGGAGGTTGTAATCAATGGCTAACAAGATCAAGTATGGCCTGAAAAACGTGTACTACGCGATCGCCACGATCGCCAGTAACAATTCGGCCACCTATGGCACCCCCGTCGCCATCCCCGGCGCGGTGTCGCTGTCCATGGAGCCCCAGGGCGATAATACTCCGTTCTACGCGGACAATATCGTCTACTGGACCGGCATCTCCAACACCGGCTATCAGGGCGATCTGGAGATCGCGCGCGTTCCGGACAGCTTCAAGACTGACGTGCTCAAGTACCTGGTGAGCGGGAACAAGCTGCTGGTGGAAGACGCCAACGTCTCCCCGGTGCACTTCGCTCTGATGTTCCAGTTCGAGGGCGACGAGCACGGCACGCGGCACGTCATGTACAACTGTGTCGCTGCGCGCCCGTCCCAGGCCGGCAGCACGAAGACCGAGAACATCGAGCCGCAGACGGAGACTCTGTCGCTCACGGCGACTACCATCTACGTCGCTGCCCTGGACACCGACGTGGTCAAGTCCGAGACCTACGCGTCTACGTCCAGCTCGGCCTACAACACCTGGTTCAGCTCCGTCACTCTGCCGACGGCGACGACCTAACGACCGCCAGGCCACCTCAGGATATGGGGTGGCCTGATTTCTGGAGGATACCATGTACAAAGATGTGAAAATCGGGGACAAAACGGTCCCTATGCTGGCCATGGCGAGCGCGAACATCTACTACCGGCATACGTTCGGAAAAGACGCGATCGTGGTCCAGGCCGACGCCACGACGGTGGGCCAGCGGCTGGCCTTCTATTCGGAGATGGGCTACATCATGGCCATGATGGCCGAGGCCAAGGGCGACCGCGGGAAGATGATGGCACTCAACGAGGACAGCTACGTCGAGTGGCTGGATCAGTTCGAGGCGTTCGATTACACCGCGGCGCTGGCCGATATCGCGAGCGTATACGAGAAGCAGAAGCTGACGACGTCCAAAGAAAAAAAAGCTCACGCCTGACGGAGAGGCGCTACACTTCGGCCCTGTTTCTACTCCGTGCGCTCCAGGTCGGTCTGACCATGGAGGATCTGGATCATCTGGAATACGGGCAAGTCACGGACCTGCTGATCGAGCATGGAAACGATGAGTGCGAGTATCAGCAACTGGCGACGCAAGACGATTTTGACCGGTTTTAAGGAGGTGGGACAGTGGCGGGAAGGCGCATAGCTGGTATCACGATTGAGATCGGTGCGGATAGCACTAATTTCCAAAAGGCGCTGAAGCAGATTGACTCTAATCTCCGCACCACGCAGTCCAACCTGAAGGACATCAACAAGCTACTGAAACTGGATCCGGGCAATACGGAGCTATTGACCCAGAAACAGGAACAGCTGACCACGGCGATCGACCAGACGAAGGAGCGTCTGGAGACCCTCAAACAGGTCACGAAAGACTCCGTCTCCGCTGAGCAGTACGATGCCGTCCAGCGTGAGATCATCGCGACGGAGCAGGACCTGAAAGGGCTGGAGAACGAGTACAAAGAGTTCGGCTCTGTCTCCGCCCAGCAGATCCAGGTTGTGGGTAGTGCGGTGCAAAAGGTGGGGGAGAAGATCTCCGGCGTCGGCACCGCGCTGTCCACCTATGTGACCGCGCCCATCGTCGCCATCGGTACGGCAGCATATGCCGCGTTCACTGACGTCGATGAAGGGCTGGACACGATTATCAAAAAGACGGGATTGACCGGCGATGCTCTGGACGGGATGGAGATCATCCTGGAGAACATCGTGACGTCCATCCCCACGGATTTCCGGACGGCCGGCGAGGCCATCGGCGATGTCAACACCCGCTTTGGGTATACGGGCACGCAGCTGGAGGAGCTGTCCAAGAAGTACATTAAGTTCGCGGAGCTCAACGACACAGACGTCACGTCTGCCATAACGAATACGCGCAGCGCCATGGAGGCCATGAATTATGACATGGCGGACATGGGGCACTATTTGGACCTGCTGACCTATGTGTCCCAGCAGACCGGCGTCAGTGTTGACGCTCTGACCTCGGGCGTGACGAAAAACGCGGCGGCCTTCACTGAGCTGGGCACGCCAATGGAGAACGCGGTTTATTTCATCGGGCAGATCGAGAAAAACGGCGGCGACACGTCGACGGTCATGAACGGTCTGTCCAAGGCGCTGAAAAACTGCACGGACAAGGGGATCCCGTTGAACGATGCGTTCGCGGATCTGCAGAAGACCATTCTGGAGGATGAGGAAGGCACAAAGGGCCTCGCCGCGGCGTATGACCTGTTCGGCAAGTCCGGCGCGGAGATCTACCAGCTCGTCCGGAACGGCACGATCGACCTGAACGATCTGACCACTGGAACGGTCAACAGCGGCGTCGCGTTTGAAAACTACAAAAACACCGTGTCGGACACGTTCGACGCGATCCAGGACCCGGCGGATCAGTTCAAGATCGTCGTCAATGAGCTGAAGCTGCTGGGGAATGACATCGCGGAGGTCGCCATGCCGGCGATCCAGGCCGCCATAGAAAAGGTCCGCGAGGTTGTGGAAAACCTGCGTGAGAAGTGGGCAGGACTGTCTGAGGAGCAGAAAGGCTTTATTCTGAAGATTGCGGGCATCGCCGCGGCTATCGGTCCGTTGCTGCTGGCCGGCGGGAAGCTGGTCACCGGTATCGGGAAGGTCATCGGGCTGGTGGGCACGATCAAAACGGCCATTGACGGCGCGGGAGGTTTGATCGCGATCCTGACCGGGCCCGCGGGCATTGTCGTGGCGATCGGCGCTATCATCGCGATCGGCTATGAGCTGATCACCCACTGGGATGAGGTCAAGGAGAAGGCGAAGGAGATCTGGGAGAAGGTGTCCGGTTTTGCCACGGACG